CTATGTGGGATGCTAGGAAAGAAACACTACGAAATGAATACTTGACAAATTCAGTGAATAAGGGTAAAATGGAACTCTTCCTAGATACTGGGAAAATTGACCATATGAATACATTTACAAATGAGATGACCGATATCGGTCTAGAGAGATTTATGATATGATTGGCGTGATAAACGAAAGATATGATGTGAGTGTAGATAACAGAACTGGAGTCAGAACTGTTACCGCTAAATTTTGGGATAATTGCGAAGACAAACTCGGCAAGTATATGGAAGATACTGACTGGGACTTTATCTGTGAGGAGAACACTGACTTCTATGCTCCTGCTGGCTTTGGTGGAGAGAATAACGAAGACAACATTATCTTCAAGTTTCGCAAAAACGTATTCACTGAAGAACAACAACATGGCGCATATGAGGGATTACTTGGTGCGGCATTACCCACACAGAATCGTGGTCTAGCTGCTGGTCCAAAAGGAGCAAAGCAAGGCGGTCGTGATTGGGTTACTGAAGAACAGTTAGACATTATGAAGCACTTTGCTGAACGTGAAGTTACTTTGTTTGAGGACGACACTGATCCAGTAGAAAGAATCAAAGCTAGACACGCTGTGGCTGCTGAGAGTGAGTCACGTGGTATTGTCTGGATCCGTTCTAAGATTACCGACAATGGCTACAACTATGAATCGTTCTTCAGTGATAAGGTTGAAGAGTGGAAAGGTATGTCTGCCGAAGATTCTCAGAAAGACGCAAAGGCAACACAGAAGAACTATATCTCTGAGACAACATATGCTAACATGGTGTTGTCAGGTATTGCTGGTTTCTTTGATCGCTATCCTCGCATCCCATATGGTCGAGCGACTGCGTACACTGAGAACAACTACAGCGTATATGANAAGTGNTATCCTTTCATGCGTCAGTTGTCNNNTAAGTTTAAAGAACACTTGCCTATTCGNTATGGTATTCAGAATGAAGCTGCTGCTANANTAGATCCACGCTTCCGTGTTGCGGGCGAAGATACTCCGTTCACTACAGTTACTGTGAATAAGAACTTCCGCACCGCATGTCACCGAGATGCTGGCGACTTGAATGAAGGTTTCTCTAATCTAACTGTTGTTGCTAAAGCAAAGAATTGGGAGGGTGGTTATCTTGTTCTTCCAGAGTTTCGTGTTGGCATTAACATCCGTCCTGGAGATCTGTTATTGATCAACAACCATGGCGGCATACACGGCAACACTGAGCTGAAGCCACCTGCTGGAACTTCTATTGAAGACATGGAGCGTATCTCGCTTGTATGCTACTTCCGTGAGAAAATGCTTGATGTTGGCTCGTGGGAATATGAATCTCTCCGAAAGCAGTATGTTGATGATCGTAGATTAAACAAAGATCATAAGCTATGGAAAAGTTTTTGGAATGGCGTTTCGCCAAGTATGTGGGCTGAAGATGAGTGGTTTGATTACCTTAAAGATAAAGGTGGAGTTGATATGCTGAATCAATATCATCCAGAAGCTGAATCGCAAACATCATTAGAGGGTTTCTTCTCGTGAGTAAAGTGATTGGTATCATTGGTATTCCAGGAACTGGCAAAACAACGCTCATGCGGCAGTGGATGGCAAAGCGGGAATGGACTAAAGACACTCCTGTTAAGTTGCTTGATGGTTATGTTTCAGGCGACATCCGCTTGTTTGGTAAGTATGAAGACGGTGAAGTCTTTGCGGGAACTGATAAGTTGTCAATGGCAGTACAGCCAATGGCAGTAGAGTATATGGGGAATGAGCCATCACCTGTCGTTGTGTTCGAGGGTGATCGGCTTACTTCTTCTAAATTTTTCGAGGCTGTGAAGAGAGCGGGACATGATCTATCAATCATAGTTCTGAAAACAGATGACGCAGTACGCCAACAGCGTTATGCGGACAGAGGTTCTGATCAGTCTGAGACGTTTATCAATGGACGGGTGACTAAGGTTGCTAACATTGAAGATATGTTTGGGGAGAAAATATTGATGGGTGAAGCTGGATGTGTCCATACCTTTGCTCACAATGTCCCTGAAGATACACAACAAATTATTGACTTTATTGAGAAATCAATAGCCAGTTGATATAAATAGGTGAGTGAATGCCGAATAATCGGGTTCACTTATCAATCTTGCTTTAAAAAGGAGAGCATTATGACGAGTATTAAAACACCGAGTCTTTTCCCACGCGCATCATTTGTTGGATTTGACCACCTGTTCAGTGAACTAGACTTTGTAACTCGAAGCGCCAAGGATACATACCCACCACATAACGTTGTTAAAATCAGCGAGCATGAATATGTGATTGAGGTTGCGGTCGCGGGTTTCGATATGAAGGATCTATCTATTGAACAAGATGAAAGAACTTTGAATATCGTGGGCGATCAATACCACGATGAATCGTGTGAGTATCTACACAAAGGTATTTCCACAAAAAGGTTCCAAAGAACTTTTCGACTGTCCGAGTATGTCGAAGTAGTTGGAGCAACTCTAGATAAAGGAATCCTTGTAGTAAATCTAAAGGTCAATTTACCAGAAGAGAAGCGTCCTCGAAAAATTAATATAAACTAATTTTCGAGGAGAAATCCCCATGTTAAGGTCAAAAGCCGAATGCGTGGGTTGTTGGGCATTTCAAGTGACTGCATATGCTGTTATGAGTTATTGTCTTTTCAGCCTAACGTAACACCCAAATGAGGGAATAGAGCTAAGTTGTTGTTATTACAAGGCTTTATTCCCTTATTCTTTTTAGTTCTAAAAACCTCGATTATTATTCTAAATCGGTATAAAAATCCCCCAAATAGTTGTTGTCTAATCTCTGAATATACCGTATAATGGGCTTCTAAATTGATGAGAGCCTGCTGTCCGTAAAAGTTGGCTAAAATTAGTTGTTGACTTGCCCTTGATTGTGCCGTATAATGGGCGTCTAATTTGATGAGAGACCAATATATGAATATCGCTTCTAAAGACATCCTAGCTCGCCTGTTGGCTTCCGAGAATATCACGGTTGTTCATAAGACAGCTCCGACTGCTTCCTTTAATGTTCGTGATCGCGTCCTTACTCTCCCTATGTGGGATAACATGCATGCTGACACTTATGACCATCTTGTAGGTCATGAAGTTGGTCATGCCTTATATACTCCTGAAGCTGGTTGGCATGAGTCTGCCTCTTCAAAGGGTGAAATCTATCGCCAGTATCTGAACATCGTTGAAGATGCCCGCATTGAGAAAATGGTTCAGACACGATATCCTGGATTGCGCCGCTCGTTTATATCTTCTTATAAGCGCATGCTTGCTGATGGGTTCTTTGGTGGTGACATTGTAGAGATTAATCGCTACAGCTTCATTGACCGAATCAATACTTACTTCAAAGCAGGACGCTCTGCTGGTGTTCGTATTGAGCGTGATGAAATGGTCTGGATCAAAAAGATTGAGCAGCTTCAAACATGGGAAGAAGTTGTTGCCCTTACTGATGAGTTGTATGCTTTTTGTAAAGAGCGAAACGAAGATGATCGCGCTGCTGCCAATCAGGCTGCTGATGAAGAAGATTATGCTGACGGTGAAGATGACTCGCCTGAGACTGACGGTGCTGGTGAGCAGGCTGGTGATGAAGAATCAGATGATGATTCTGATGATGAGACTGAGAGTGATGAGAAAGGCGCTGGTGATGAAGAATCAGATGAAGAAGAAGATGAAGACGGTGATGAAGATTATGACGGTGATGAATCGGTTGGCTCTGGCTATGACCGTGATGACTCGGGTGACCCAGAAGAATCAATCGCCTCAAAGACTGACAGCGCTCTTCGTCAAGCTATCAGCGCTGAACATGGTGATGATCCTAATGTTGTAGTGACCAGTATTCATTTCCCGACCAACCCTGTTGATGATCTTGTTGTTCGTGCTGACGATATCTTTGAGATGTTTAACACTAGTGAGTTTGCGCCCACGATGAGAGCGACTGGTGTCGCGCTCTACAAACAATTCCTTGTGAACAATAAGCCTGCTATCAAGTATATGGCAAAAGAATTTGAGATGAAAAAGTCTGCGGCAGAATATGCCCGCCAGTCTGTGTCAAAGACTGGTGTTATTGATCCTGTCAAGATGAACAGCTATCGTTACAATGACGATATCTTCCGAAAGGTTAGCATAACGCCTGACGGAAAAAATCATGGTATGATCATGTATATTGATTGGTCTGGTTCTATGGCTGCAGACTTGAAGCCCACTATTGATCAAATGCTGAACCTTGTTTTGTTCTGTCGCCAAGTCAATATCCCATTCCGCGTGTATGCCTTTAGTGATAGGTTCGCGGANTTGGAAACGACCAGTGCGCTTCACCCAGATAATGCTAGTGATAGACAGATGACATATGATCCAAGATTCCGCTTGATTGAATTTTTCTCTAGCGATATGAACCGCAAGAAGTTTACTGAGATGGCTGAAAATATGTTGGTTCTTGGTAATTATTATAATCAATATTCTTCTGGATATACGCGTGGATACATCAATTATTATATCCCGAATCGCTTGATGCTCGGTTCGACTCCATTGAACGAATCAATCATGGCTGCGTTTAAAATACATGATGACTTCAAGAAAAAGACTCGCGTTGATATTGTCAACACTATGTTCTTGACTGACGGAGAGAGTAACACCAGTTTCTACTATAATGCTGAACAAGCTCCTGATCGACAATTTAACAAGCGTGTTGGTGGGGCATTTAACTATATTGGATCCAAAGTCCTTTATATTACTGATCCAGTAACCAAGAAGCGCAAGCGGGTTAATGGTCAGAGAGATGCTATCACCAAGACCTTACTTGAATTCTATCGAGATCAAACTGGCTCTACCACTATCGGCTATCGAATTATGCCGTTGAATAGACGACAGTTCAGCAATTCGCTTCCATCGTCGGTTAGTTGGGAAGATGGCCAAAGCCTATATTCTGGCGTCCGCAAGGAAAAGTTTGCGGTGGTTCCAAACTCTGGATACGATCACCTTTATCTTATTAGTGGCGGCAAGAACCTTCAGACTGCTAATGGTGCTATTGAAGTGGAGCGTGGTGAGTCGAAGCGTTCGGTGCGGACTGCGTTTAAGAAAGCAAACAATGATAAGAAGTCTTCTAGAAAGATGTTGTCCGACCTGATCTCGGCTATCGCTTAAATAGGTTGATATTTAACCTATATTTTGGTTATAAGGAAAGGATTCTTTATTCCAAAACGATATAAAAAAACTGAAAATAGTTGTTGTCTTATACCGAATTATGCCGTATAATGGCTACTTAAATGAATGAATGAGAGAGACCTATATGACCAATTTATTTGATACTTTGAAGAGCCTATATCCCGATGCGCCTGTTCCTAGCCTTGAGACGAAGCGAGTAGCTCGTGAGCTTGGGGTGAAAGTTCCGAGTTCATACTTCCACAAATCCTTGCGCGTTGATCGTGGGTTGTACAATCTCCCTGATATAGCGCCGAATACCGTCCCTGCACCTGCTCCAGCTTCGGCTCCAGCTCCTGCGCCTGCGCTACAGCCAAACGCCTTAGTCGCTGACTTGAATGTCGTTTCTACAGGCTTCACTCAAAACTTAGTGCCCGTCAAGGATCCGCTGTTTGTTCCGTTTGGTAATTTCAGCACTCTGAAGAATGTTATCAAGTCTAACATGTTCTATCCCGTATTCATTACTGGTATGTCTGGTAATGGTAAGACGTTTTCGGTTGATCAGGCTTGTGCTCAATTGAAGCGTGAATCAATCCGTGTGAACTTTACTGTTGAGACAGATGAAGATGACTTGATTGGTGGCTTCCGTCTTGTTGATGGTGAGACTCGCTTCTTCAAAGGTCCAGTCATCAAAGCTATGGAGCGTGGTGCGGTATTGCTTCTGGATGAGATTGACTTGGGCAACCCTGCCAAGATCATGTGTCTCCAGTCTATCCTTGAGGGTAAAGGCTACTTCATCAAGAAGACTGGTGAGTTTGTCTCTCCTGCTGCTGGCTTCACTGTTGTTGCTACTGGTAACACCAAAGGTAAAGGATCTGATGATGGTCGATTTATCGGGACTAACGTCTTGAATGAAGCGTTCCTTGAGCGTTTCCCTGTCACCTTTGAGCAAGAATATCCTAGTGTTGCTGTTGAGAAGAAAATACTCTCGGCTGTGTTTGAAGACCTTGCTGTCCAAGATGATGAGTTTGTTTCTAAACTGGTTGACTGGGCTGACATCATCCGCAAGACTTTCTATGATGGTGGTATTGATGAGATAATTTCTACTCGTCGCCTTGTCCACATCGCCAAAGCGTTCAAGATATTTGATGACCGTATGAAGTCTATTGACATGTGTATTAATCGCTTTGATGAGGACACCAAAGCCTCGTTTCGTGACTTGTACGCCAAGCTGGACGCTGATGTAAACTTGGGCGGTGACAGTGATGTGGGTGATCCTCTTGCCAATGCTGACACTACTCAAGACGCTACCATTCTAGCGGTAATGGGAGAGTCAACTTTCG